ATGTGATCATGGCCACCAAGACACTTAAAACAGCCCAAAACGAGCCCGCAGCCGTCGCGGAGTACCGTATGCCCACCGAGGTGGCCGACTGGATCAAGCAAGCCGAGAGCCGCCTTGCCTACCTGACCACCACGGTCGAGAGGCTCAAGGCCGAGAACGCTGGCCTGCGCAAGGCCAACAAAGTAATGGAGGCCCGTGTTATGGGCCAATCACAGGAGTAGATCATGGAAAACAAAGAACTGAGTCCCCTCGCCCGGCAGCTACTTGGCCACGCCAACGTCATGCCGATGTTCACCCAGAAGGAGTTTGACCGGGAGCTGGCGCACGCCAAGGCCGAGATCATGGCCTTTGCCATCGACGCAGCCCGGCAGGCGGTGGCCATCGAGCGCGAGGAGTGCGCACGGCTTGTGGAGCGCGCAGCCGAGGAGCAGGCCATCGCAGTGCGCGGAGTGCTGGAGACGCTGGCCACGGACATTAGGCAAAGGCTATCGGGCAAGCCGCATTGATAGAAATGTTTTTCTGTGGGCGTGATACAAACTGTAACTTTATGTTACAGTAGAGGCTCTTCAACACACATACCCGGAGATCACCATGACCAAGACCCTTCTCGAAATTGCTGTCAGCCGCCTGCACAAAGCGGGCTACCGCGCATCGCCCTCCAACATGTACGGCGGCTACATCACCGTGCTGGTGCCCGTGGATGGCGGGCACAACCGCGTGACGATCCACCACACCGAGCTGTACTCTTTCCTCAACGCCCGCGCATAAGGGGAGCACCATGGACTCAACACTCGTGAACGAGATAGTGGCCTACGGGCCAGACGGCAAGCAGCGCGCAGTCATCGAGCTGACCGACAAGGAGTTTGACGCCATGCAACGCGCCATGCAGTGGCCAGAAGACCTAGCCCAATGGGACCGCCTCAACCGAGTCATAAACGGCTCGGAAATGGGCGCCCCGCTCTAACGCAGGAGGACACCATGAATATGTTTGATGAGGAATTGCTAAAGCAAGTGGCGCGGTATAAAGCCATTCCGGCAGAGCAGCACGCCGAGGAGGAGCGCCTCCGACAAATACAACGCGATTGGGAAGCGGCGCACACGGCCATCGAAACCGATGAGGACCGCGCTGACCCCGACGAGTATCCAGAAGAGGAAGAGACACCATGATCATCCGCACGTCACCCCAGTACCCGCCCATCCCCGTGCGCGACTTCGATTGGCAGGCCTACGAGCCGGGCTACGAGCCCGGCGACGCGCTGGGCCATGGCGCCACCGAGGAGCAGGCCATAGCCGAGCTGCTGGCCGCGTTGGAGCTGCCTGCTGACACGCCCTACACAATCGGCTAAACTTCGCCCCACACGCGCTGCAAGATGCGCTAAGGGGCACAAATGGCAACTGGTAAGACAAAGCACGCGGGGGGCCGACCATCGCTTTACACCGATGTGCTCGTGGATGAAATCTGCGGGCGCTTGGCCAGTGGCGAGCCGATGGCAAAGATTGTGCAGTCCGCGCACATGCCGGACTCAGTAACAATCTACAGATGGCTTCGCGAGAAGCCAGAGTTTCAACAGAGATACGCGGATGCGCGCAAGGATGGCGCACACTGCTTGGCGGACCAAATACAGGACATCGTGGACACCGAGCCGCTGGCCGTATTTGACGAGGCAGGCAACAAGCGCTACGACGCGGGCAGCATAGCGCACAACCGTCTGCGCATGGATGCGCGCAAGTGGCTGGCCGCAAAGTATCTGCCCAAGGTATACGGCGAGCGCACCGTGGTCGCGGGCGACGATGAGGCCCCACTGGTGGTAGAGGCCAGCTTCGATATCTTCGGCGAGCTGCTCAAAAACCTCGCACTCAAGCGCCAAGCCAGTGAGTGACCTAGCCGAGCTGCTCCAGAGCCCGCAGGTGCGCGAGCAGTACGCAAAGCTGCCCGAGCGCGACCGGCTGGCCTTTGAGTGGCGCGCACGCTGGCTCATAGCCGCGCACAAGCACCAGCTAGAGCCCGTGGGCGACTGGTGGAGCATCTGGCTCATGTGCGCTGGCCGCGGGGCCGGCAAGACCCGTGCAGCCGCCGAGAACCTAGGCTGGTGGGCGTGGGAGCACCCCCGCACGCGCTGGCTGGTGTCGGCGCCCACATCGGCAGACTTGCGCGGCACGTGCTACGAGGGCGACTCCGGCCTGCTCTCGGTCATCCCCCCGAAACTGGTGGAGAAGTACAACAGCTCGCTGCACGAGCTGACGCTGGTCAACGGCTCGTTGATCAAGGGCATCCCGGCGTCCGAGCCCGAGCGCTTCAGGGGCCCGCAGTTCCACGGCGGATGGCTCGACGAGCTGGCCGCGTGGGAGTACCTGCAAGAGAGCTGGGACATGATCCAGTTCGGCATCCGCCTCGGGCAGCACACCAAGCTCATCGCGTCCACCACGCCCAAGCCCAAGGACGTGGTCATGGACCTGATCGCCCGCGATGGCGACGACGTGGCCGTCACAAGGGCCAGCACGTACAGCAACATCAAGAACCTAGCGCCCTCGTTCCAAAAGCAGATCATGCAGTACGAGGGCACGAAGCTGGGGCGCCAAGAGATTTACGCCGAGATCATCGACCCAGAGGAGGGCGGCATCGTGCGCAGGGACTGGTTCAAGCTCTGGCCCGCGGGCAAGCCCCTGCCCAAGTTCGAGTTCATCTTGCAATCGCTGGACTGCGCCACCAGCGAGAAGACCGTCAACGACCCGACGGCGCACATCACGCTGGGCATCTTCAAGCCCGAGGACGGCGGCATGTGCGCGCTGGTGATCGACTGCTGGCAGGAGCACATGCAGTACCCGGACCTGCGGCCCAAGGTGCTCGACGAGTACGAGGTCGTGTACGGCGAGGGCAAGAACAAGAAGCGCGTGGACCTGCTGCTGGTCGAGGACAAGAGCGCGGGCATCAGTCTTATACAAGACCTGCGCAGGGCAGGCGTGCCCGTCATCCCGTACAACCCGGGCCGGGCCGACAAGGTCCAGCGGCTGTCCATCGTGGCCAACGTGATCAAGGCTGGGCGCGTCTGGATACCGGAGTCCAGCAACCGTAAGGGCTTTGTGCGCGACTGGGCCGAGGGCATGATCAGCCAGATATGCAGCTTCCCCGAGGGCACGGCGCACGATGACTTCGTGGACGCCATGAGCCAAGCGCTGCGCTACCTGCGCGACGCGGGCTGGCTTACCATCGACTTCCCCAAGGAGTGGGTGGACGAGGACGACTATGTTGACGCCGGGCAGCGCAAGAGGGAGAATCCGTATGCGCTGTAAAATCCGCACTAACCCCAACCCTATCAACCACCATGCCAACACACGCTGAGGCACTGTATGACACAAAGCAAGAAGGGCCGTTCTACCGCGTCCATCCACGCGCTATTGCGCAAAGTGGAGCACGAGCTCAAGGTTTACGAGAAGAAGGTGGGGCCAGTGCCCAAGCTGCACCCGGATCACCACGAGGCGCAGTTCCGCAACCATCTGAGGATGCGCAGGTCCGCGATCTGATACGCGGCGGGCAGACGCCCGCGCACCAAGCGGCAAACGCCTACAGCCAGCAGATGTTTGGCAGGCCCTACGCGCCCATTGCCAACAGCGAGAGCTCACTCAGGAAGCAGGCACCCATCGGGCGCGTGTTCATGCTGGCCACCGAGGGCCACCCGGCGTACAAGCAAGCGGTGTACGACGCCTACAAGCGCCAGATGCCCGAGCACGTGGGCGAGGCCAAGGACTACGACGAGCTGGTGGCCAAGGCCTATCGGCACTTAAACCACGAGACCCAGCAGCAGTTTGACTCGCTGCCGGTCAACATGAGCTTTCACAAGAACGGCGAAGGCAACTACCGCAGCAGCAAAGAGATGCTGCGCGACATCCACAACAACGGCCACCTGTACGTCTTCCAAGGCGGCGAGCCGCACCTGTCCATGAATAACGTGGACCCGCGCACCGGGCTTAACGACACCGAGATGTTCAGGGCCGTGCACGACTTCTACGGCCACGCGCTGCACGGCAACGAGTTCGGGCCCAAGGGCGAAGAGAAGGCATGGGCGGCGCACTCGGGCATGTACAGCCCGCTAGCGCAAGCGGCCATGACCACCGAGACACGCGGCCAAAACAGCGTGGTCAATTACACCCCGCTCAATGCCCACATCAAACAGCAGGTGCGCAAGCTCGACGAGGCCGCGTACCACGCCGCCCGCAGCGGCGACACCGCGCAGGCCGAGCGCTTCATCGAACTCAAGCGGAAAGTGCTGGATGAGGGCTTTACCTACGGCCCGCAAGCGTCCGTACTGCTGCCGCCTGAGATGAACCGGGGCGACTACACAGGTGGCATACCGCCCTACCTGCGCCCACTGATCAAACCCAAAAACCCAGCCAGCGCCGAGCTGACGCACTTTAGCAACGAGCCCAACCTGACCCAGACTGACCCCAGCCGCTACGGCACGGGCATCAAGGGCGCCGAGGCCGAGCGGCTGACCAGCCCCGATGCCGTGCGCAACCGCACCTACTTTTACGCCGGGAGCCCCGAGCGCGGCGAGCCCGGCTTGGGCGCCCACCGCTACGCCGCAAGGGCCAGCGACCTGTATGACGTGGCCAGCGACCCCGAGGGCCTGCACCGACTGGCCACTGAGCACAACGTCACCCCATACAGCGCCCCGTACAATCAGGGCGTGGCCAACCCTCAAGGCGCCTTCACCGACTTAGAGCGGCTGGCCCACGAGCACGGCTACGGCGGCGTGCTACAACGGAACACCCAGATGCCGATGGCGGCAGTATTTGGCGCGCTGCCGGTGCGCAAGATCACGTAAAGGACACGGCTATGCCCACGATCAACCAGATGCGCCAGATGCTGATGCAACACGCTATGCGGCGCATGGCCGATGGCGGACAACCCGACGAGGTTGACGAAAACCCAGACAGCAGGCGCGTGGCCGAGTCCAAGGCCATGCTCAACCCCAAGATACAAACCGTGCGCAACCCGCAGCGCATGGCCTTCCCCGGCATCTACAAGAACCCTAAAGAAATTGCCGCTGAGGCCGCTGCCCGCGTGGAGCCCGAGGACCCATCGCTCAAGCGCTTGTTCGGCGTCAGCCGTGGTGACCTGTACGAGATGGGCAAGGGCCGCAAAGGCAACCTGCCGGGCACGCTGCCCGGCGCAGCGGCCAAGCCAAAGGGCTCCGCAGCCGCCACCAACGTCATGGTCCCAGAGAACCGCCAGCGCTTGCTGGATGTGCTGGGCGAGGCCGAGAAGCACCCCGCGCTGGTGCAAGGCATGGACCCGTGGTACATCACGGACCCGGCATTTCAACGCATGGTGCATCTGATCGGTTACGAGAACGCCGTGCGCGAGTACGACAAGCTCAACCACTTGATGGGCATGGCCTCGCCCGCCAGTGACGTGATGACCGAGATACCACGCGGCACTGCGGCCTACTCGCTGTACACACAAGGGCGCTTTCCTGAGTTTATGAAGTACGCGGGCATGCCCGAGGCCAAACGCAAGCGCAGCTTTCCCAAGGACATCCGCAACGTGCCGGGGCACGCCTACCACAAGACCGCGCAGGCCGGGCCCATGGCCAAGTACCTTGACCTTGACGAGATGACCATGAAGACGCCCAAAGTGCCGCTGTACATCCAAGCGAGCAGCGTGCCCGAGGTAGGCTTTCAGACAGAGACCCCGGTGGGCGACGCGCACTGGAGCCGTGGCGTGGGCTTGGCCGACACCCGCAACTGGAAGACCGTCAAGGGCAAGCAGGCCATCCCCGGCGCCAGCGTGACCAACCCGGAGATGTCCGCTCTCAAGCCGTGGTGGAAAGAGATTGCCGAGCAACTGGGCCTTGAATCCGTCCCAGCGCAAGCGCGCGCATGGGGCACGTTCGCGCCGCAAACCGGCGTGGACACACCCATCGGCGCAGGCAAGCTAGAGCTGCTGGCGCGCAACATCATGTACACCGCGCACCGGCTGGGCGTATCGCCCGAGACCGCCCGCGACATGATCCTGACCGGCAAGACCTATGCAGGTCGCGCTGAGGGCGGCAGCATCGAAGGACCAAGCATGGACGAGATGCGCGCCCACCTCGTGCTGCACAAGGCAGATGGCGGGCCCATTGACATCAAGGAAATTGGTGCTGAAGAGGCGCCCAACATGGCCGTCAAGGAGTTCATGAGCCCCGGCATAGACAAGATCAGCCTGCCCACCGGTGGTGTTGACTTCCAGCCGCAGATGCCGGGCAAGCAGATGCTGCCCCAGCCCCCGCAGCCACCGGGCGGTATGCCCGGCCAGCCGCCAGCTCCCGGCGCGCCACCACAAGGCGCTACGCCGCCCGGAGCACCGCCCATGGGCGCCATGCCCCCCGGCATGCCCGGAGCGCCACCAGCCCCGCCCAAGGGCCCGCAGAGCAACATCCTAGCCATGACGCCCCAAGGCCAAGCCATGCAGGCCATGCGGCCCAACCCGATGGCCATGCCGCGCCCACCGGCGCTGCCGATGAAGAGCATGGCCAAGGGCGGCTCGGCCACGCCGTCGGTGCAGGAGATGCGCAAGGCACTGGCCAAGCGCCGTGCCAAGCCCAGCGGATCGACCCACGACATACACCTTGAGGAGCGCAAGCTGTGAAGGGCTTTTACTCACCCATCGACCAACTGGCGGCGCAACTCCCCCGCACCAAGGGGACTGGCGCTGAGTTTATGACCGAGTTAAGCAAGCGGCCCGGCTACAAGCCGCAGGAGGCGCAGGACCGCGAGTTGCAGACGTTGATGGCGCTGCCCAAGATGGAGCGGGCACAGTTCCTAGCCCAACTTAAAGCCAAACCAGCCCCCAAGTTGGAAGAGACCACGCTGGCCAAAAGCATTTTGAAGAACCCCGGCTTGAATGTGCTACCAGATGAGCCGACCAAGTACGAAGACTATTCACTCCCCGGCGGCAGCAACTACCGCGAGATACTGCTGCGCATGCCGCACGATGAGCAACGGGCCAAAGAGTTTAGCGACCCATCATCTGGTCATTGGGATCAGCCTGACGTGCTGGCCCACATCCGTGCCAAAGATCGACTCATACCCGACCTTGAAGGCCCACATAACGTAAAAGTTATTGAGGGGAACAGATTTACCAACGTCAAGCACCCAACACGCGAGGCCGCTGAGCGTTTTGCCGATGTAAAACATCAAGGCGGCTATCGAACCGAAATTACGCCGTTAAACCACAAAAAAATACTGCACATCGAAGAGATTCAATCCGACTGGCATCAGCAAGGCCGCGATAGGGGCTACGCAACACCAGAGGGCTTGCAACAGTTCAAGGCGGCGCAGCTTGCTCACCGCCGCTTGAAGGAGCAGTTGGAAGAGGCAAAAGGCAATTCAGAAAACATTGACAGGAAGTTAAGCGGCAACATGCCGCTGTACCAAGACCCCGAGGTGCGCCAGCGCATGGAAGCGGCAAAAGTTGAGCACAACAACAGGATCATGGACCTGATGCCGCAGGTCATGAAGGCGCAGGCAGAAGCCCAAGACCTTGGCCACAAGCTCAACAACGTGGTGCCCAACGCCCCGTTCAAAAAGAACTGGCACGAGCTGGCGCTCAAGAAGATGATCCACCACGCAGCCGCCAACGGCTACGACTCTATTGCCATCACACCGGGGCAAGAGCAGGCTAAGCGATACAGCTTGAGCAGACAAGTAGGTCGCATCACGCACATGACTCACTCAGATACTCCCGATAAAGGCATCTTGTTTGCTTTTGATCCGAAGGGCAATCAGATAGTAGAAAACCACAACGTATTTCACAAGGACTTGCCAAGGTACATTGGCAAAGAAGGGGCTCAAAAATTATTAGAACAAAAGCCCGATGAACATGGATACCGTGAGTTAAGCGGCCAAAACCTTGAGGTTGGTGGCGAGGGCATGAAGGGCTTCTACGACAAGATGGTGCCCGCCTTCCTAAACCAGTTTGGTAAGAAGTACGGCGCGCAGGTTGGCAAAATTCAAGTGCCCGTCAAGCACGAGCTTCAAGGACTGCGGACCATGGGCGGCTACAAAGATGAGCCACCGTTGGACTTGCATCACTTCCCAATCACCCCAGAGATGCGCGAGGACGTGAAGCAAAACGGCGTGCCGCTGTACGCGGATGGCGGCAGCGTGGAGGACGAAGAGCCCAAGAAGACGGTCAAGGCCTATAAGCTGTTTCGAGTACACCCCAAGCATCCCGGCAAGTTGTTCCCGCTGTTTGTGGACGCCAACACACCGGTGGAAATGGGCAAGTGGATTGCGGCCAAGGAAGGCGAAATGGCCAACGGAAAAGTCAAGTCCAAAATCGGCCCACTGGCGTACCGTCCGGGCTGGCATGCAGGTGACCTGCCCGTGGCCACGCACATCGGCGAAAAGTCAGACCCCGCATTGACCGCACCTGACGTGCGCCCAGAAAACCACGCATGGGCCGAGGTTGAGATGCCGCACGATGTGGATTGGCAGTCCGTAGCCAACGAGCGCGGCGTCAACAAACAAGGCCGCTTGATCCCAAGCCGAGCGCACATCACCGACCAGCTCCCCGTGGGCGGGCACTACCGCTATAAGACCAACCCCAACATGACCGGCAACTGGCTGATTGGCGGGTCCATGAAGGTCAACCGCATGCTAAGCGACAAGGAAGTGGCCAAGATCAATAAGGCCGCAGGCGCTGCCGACTTGCCGCGCCAAAAGCCGTTTGATCCCAAGAAGTTTGGGTTTGCCAAAGGAGGCGCCATCGGCCCAGAAGAGTGGATGGCCGAGGAGCACGTCAACCATAAGGCTAAGCCCATCGGCTACACTAAAGAGAAAGTTACAGTTTCACCCAACCTAGACCAGATGCGCTACGAGCTGATGAGCGTGAAACACTACGTAAAGAAAGCTAAATAATGGCCGACACCTACGACAACGACCCAGACGAGTTAGAGCCCAACGAGGATGGCTCGGTGGACGTGGAGCTGTCCGATGACTTTTCGGACATCACCGAGCTACCAGACGGCTCTGCCGTGGTGAGCATTGAGACCAAGGGCCCAGAGGAAGTCCCAGACTTCTACAACAACATGGCCGAGGAGCTGGACGGCTTTGACCTAGACACGCTGGGCATGCGCTACGTCAGCTTGTTGGAAAAGGACAAGAACGCCCGCGAGGAGCGTGACAAGCAGTACGAAGAAGGCATCAGGCGCACCGGTTTGGGCAAGGATGCCCCCGGCGGCGCTAACTTTATGGGCGCCAGTCGTGCTGTCCACCCAGTAATGGCCGAGGGATGCGTCGATTTTGCGTCCCGTGCCATCAAAGAGCTGTACCCCCCAGACGGCCCGGTGCGCACCAAGATAATGGGCAAGGTAGATGAGATCAAAACCCAGCGCGCAGAGCGCAAACGGGACTTCTTAAACTGGCAAATCACCGAGCAGATCGAAGAATTTAGGGATGAGCAAGAGCAAATGCTCACCCAACTGCCTTTGGGGGGCTCCCAGTACCTCAAAGTGTGGTACGACGAGCAGAAAAAGCGTCCAACATTGGAATTTGTGCCCATTGACCGCATTATTTTGCCTTTTGCGGCCTCAAATTTCTACACGGCGCAGCGCGCAGCCGAGGTTCACGAGATAACCGAGTGGGAATACAACCGGCGCGTGGCCAATGGCATGTACAAGAGCGCGTTTAAGGTCGTTTCTGGCCAAGAACCGGAACAAACGCTCGCTCAGAAGGCCAACAACAAGATTGAAGGCCGCACGTTCCAAGATAACGAGGACGGACTGCGCAAGGTCTTTCACATTTACACGTACTTGGAGCTGGAAGAGGACGATTTTGCCAAAGGCGAGATGGCCCCGTACATCATGATGGTGGACGAGCAGTCTAGCGAGGTCATCGGCCTGTACCGCAACTGGGAAGAGGGCGACGAGACGATGACCAAGCTCGATTGGATCATCGAGTTCAAGTTCATCCCATGGCGCGGCGCTTACGCCATCGGCCTGCCGCACCTGATTGGTGGATTGTCCGCAGCACTGACCGGCGCACTGCGCGCTTTGCTTGATTCGGCGCACATCAACAACGCCGCAACCATGCTCAAGCTCAAGGGCGCCAAGATTAGCGGCCAGACGCAGCAGATTGAGGTCACCCAAGTGGCCGAGATTGAAGGCGCGCCCGGCGTGGACGACATCCGCAAGATTGCCATGCCCATGCCGTTTAACCCGCCCAGCGCCGTGCTCTTTGAGCTGCTGGGCTGGCTGGACAAAGCCGCCAAGGGCGTGGTCACCACCAGCGAAGAAAAGATCGCCGACGTAAACAGCAACTCCCCGGTGGGAACCACGCAGGCGCTTATCGAGCAAGGCGCCGCGGTCTACTCGGCCATCCACGCCCGTCTGCACCAGTCGCAAGCGCGTTTGATCAAGGTGCTGTGCCGCCTGAATCGCTGGCATTTTGACGAGATGCAAAAGGGCGACGTGGTCGCCGACCTTGAGATCAGCCGCGAGGACTTTAACCGCAATACTGACGTGATCCCGGTGTCGGACCCGCACATCTTCTCTGAGACGCAGCGCATGGCCCAAATGCAGGCCGTGTTGCAACGCGCGGATGCCCACCCCGACCTGTACGACGCCAAGGCCGTAGAGGAGCGCTTCCTAAAGCAGATCAAGATACCCAACATATCCGAGCTGCTCAAGGACGTGCCAGCCCCCGAGCAGCGCACGCTGGCCGACGAGAACGCGGCCATGTCGCTGGGCCATCCGTCTTATGCCTACATGCAGCAGGATCATTTGGCGCACATCCAAGGCCACCTGATGTTCGGCATGGACCCCAACTTTGGTGCAAACCCGTTCATAGCCCCGCAGTTCTTGCCCAACGCCATTGAGCACATCAAGCAGCACATGACGCTGTGGTACTTGAACCGCATGAACGGCTACGTGGCCAACCTGCGCGGCGGCAAGCCGGTGACCAACTACGACGACCCCAAGCTCACCGCGATCATCGACAAGCTCTACGCCACCGTTGGCCAGCACGTTGCGCTCGATAGCGAGCAGGTGTTCTCGCAGCTACTACCCCAGCTCCAGCAGCTCATGCAGATGCAGCAAAAGATGCAGCCCCCGCCGCAACTGCCGCCCGATGCGCAGGTGGTCAAGGACACCAGCATGGCCGAGACCCAACGCAAAGCGGCCAAGGACACGCAGGACGTGCAGATGGCCCAAGCCCGCATGAAGGACGACCAGCAGCGCACGCAGGCTGAGATGCAGTCCAAGTCGCAGCTTGCGCAGGCGCAGATCGCCGCGGACCTGAAAAAGCACGAGATGGACAACCAGACAAAGATCGCCATCGAAAACGCTAAACTTACGCACCAGACGATCCAACAAGCAAACGAAATGGCGGCAACGCCTCAACCAGAGGCCATGCCTCAACCCCAAGGAGTCTTAAATGGCAACCAGTGATCAAGAACAAAAAGGCATTAACGTGCCCCAGCATAAGCGCATGGCCATGGGCGAGAAGCTCGACGGCACAAGCATGCAGCCAAAGGGCCAGTCGCAAGGCAGCAAGCCCAGCGGTGGCCTGAGCCACGTCAAAGCCAAGAATAAGTGATAGCACAGATACTGCATCTCCTCAAGCAGCGACAAGCGGAATTGCGCATGTCGTTGGTTGAGAACCCGGTAGGCAACCACGAGGCGTATGTCCGCCTCGTGGGTGAATACCAAGGGCTCCAGTGGGTACTGGACACCCTGAACGCGAAGCTCGCTGAGAACGAATAAGGTCGCAAGGCCCCAAGTGGCGCTGAAATATGCGCTTTTTACGCACTGAAACATGTGCTTTGTCGATAGGAGTGAGTATGAGCGAGAAAGAGAAAATCCCTACCATTGAGGGAAGTGCGGGAGCGTCTGATCCCGCAGAGTTGGCATGGGCATTCCCGGAGGTTAATTCGGGTCAAGCGCCCTTGGGAGGTCGCGTAATTGTGCAACTTCGCCGCATTAAAAAGCGTGCAGGCCGCATCATCATCGTTGACGAAACCAAAGAAAACGAGAAGTGGAACAACATGATCGGCAGGATCGTGGCAATTGGACCGCTTGCGTACCGTAACCGAGAAACCATGGAAGTTTGGCCAGAGGGAACGTGGGCCAACGTTGGTGACTTTGTTCGCGTGCCTCGTTGGGGCGGAGATCGTTGGGAACGCAGCGTACCCAGCGAGCAAGACCAAGAAGACCCAGTCCTGTTTATGACCCTCAACGACCATGAAGTGATCGCCAAGATTACCGATGACCCGTTGTCGTTCAAAGCCTACGTTTAAGGAAATACCATGGCAACCAAAACCAAAGATGACGAAGAATTGCACGTCCAAGAAGACGTAGACGGCACCGCTACGGTGGAGCTTCCTGAAGAGCTGCTGGCAGATGGCGGCGAAGTTGAGGGCAAAGAGTCCCGCGCAGAGGCGGACGACCCCAACGATGTGGACCACCCGGATGACAGCGATGCCGTCCGAGCCGCCCGCAGGGCTCGGCGCCGGTCCAAAAAAGACCTGATCCGCAAGACCAGCGTGGAAAAAGATGCTCGCTTGCAGATGCTGCAACGCCAAAACGAGGAGCTAATGCAGCGCCTCTCCAAGGTAGAGCAGCGCACCCAGCAGCACGATGTCAGCCGGATTGACAAGGCCATCGAGGACCAGCAGGTCCAGTTGGAGTATTACCGGATGAAGATGGCCGAGGCCACCGGCTCTGGTGACGGCTCCGCAGCCGTGGAGGCGCAGGAGAAGCTGTTTGAGACCAAGAGCGCTATCCAGCAGCTCCAAGGGCTAAAACAGCAGGCCGACCGGCCCGCTCCGCCCCAGCAACGGGCTATCGACCCCAGCGTCCAACGCCATGCGGCCAAGTGGATTGAGCGCAACGACTGGTACAAACCCGACCTGTCGGACACGGACAGCAAGATCGCCAAACAGCTCGACGAGGAGATGACCAAAGAGGGCTGGAACCCCGGAACGTCGGATTATTGGGACGAATTAGACGACCGCTTGCATAAATACTTGCCACATCGGTATAATGAATCGTCACAGAGACGTGACACTAACCGATCACCAAGGAATACCGTGGGCAGTTCAGGACGTGAAGCATCAGCCGCATACGGGGGCACAAACCGCACCTTTACTCTCTCAGCCGAACAGGTTCGAGCGATGAAGGACGCTGGTATGTGGGATAACCCCGAAAAGCGAGCAAAGATGATTAAGCGTTATGCAGCCGATGCACGTAACAATAACCGAGGTAATTAATTATGTCTGAATCACGTCTCAAAAAATCTTTATCTGCCGGTGGTCGCGAAACTCGCGCAAGCGAGGACGCCAGCCGTGCAGCCCCTGAAGATAAGTTCATTTCTACGCAGGAACGTCGCAAGATGTGGAGCGAGGAGTGGACGCAATCAGCTTTGCCTAAACTTCCCAACCTTAGTGGTTGGCATTTATGCTGGCTTTCAACCACCAACAGCTACGATAGCATTGATAAGCGGATTCGCCTTGGGTACGTTCCAGTTAAATCTGAAGAGTTACCCGGCTATGAAGACTATCGCGTGAAATCGGGTGAGCACGTTGGATACGTATCATGCAACGAGATGTTGCTGTTCAAACTGCCCATGGACCTCTACCAAGACTACATGACGCACATGCACCACGATAAGCCCCAAGAGGAAGCGGAAAAAATCCGTGTCCAAGTGGAGCAGCTTCAAGGCGCACGGGACAGCAACGGCAAATCGCTGGTGCAGGTTGAGGGTGAAGGGATGGGCAATTTTGTTGACAAGCAAACCAATCGCATGCCCGTATTTTCGGGTTAACTAAGGAGTTTTTATGAGTTCTACCTCTGCTCCGTTTGGCTTGCGTCCTGCGTTCCACCCCTCTGGTTTGGATCGCGCACAGGCGCTTGCTGGCGGTATCGCATCGGCCTATTCGTCCGATATCTTGAAGGGTCAACCTGTCAAGTACAACCCCTCTGCTGGTACTATCATCATCGCTACTGTTGGAGCCGCTTATAGTGGCGCCTTCGCTGGTGTTGAGTGGACTGATACCACTGGCCGTCGTCGCGTGTCCAACTACTGGCCCGCTAACACTGCCTACCAAACCGGTTCGTGCGTTGCGTATTTCTACAATGATGCCAACATCGTTTATGAAATCCAAACCGATGCGACCATTACTCAAGCCTCCCTCGGGAATGAGTACAACTTCTCCAACATCGCTGCTGGTTCCAATACCACCGGTCTGTCTGCCGCCACTCTTGGCGTTTCGACGGCTGTAGGTAACGGTTCCCAAGGCGATATGCGCGTGGTGGACATCGCTCCCTACCCGGATAATGCTTGGGGTGATTCCTACGTTATTGTCCGCGTTGTGAATGCACGTTCACAATACTTCGGCCAATTCACCGCTATTGCATAAGGAGAATAAACAATGGCTGCACCAATGAGAAGTACGGACTTTCGCAGTATCGTTGAGCCTATCCTCAACGAATGCTTTGACGGAGTCTATGACCAACGCTCCGACGAATGGAGCCGC